TGGACACACTGGTAGACCTTTATGATTACTGTTCCGCTACCGAAAACCTGACTGCCAGCGACGGCGGCGCGGATGAAGCGACTGATGAAGAATTCTATCAGCTTATGCGTGCCAGCATGGACGCTTACAGCTGTGCGGGGGCAAGGGGCAGTTATGAATATTTCGCCAAAAAAGCCAGCACGGAAATTGGGGACGTGATAGCCAATTCCCCGGAGCCGGGTGTGGTGAAGCTTTATGTGCTTATGGACGATGGCACATTGGCAACCGAGGAAATCAAGGCAGCGGTGCTGGCAGAGTGCAGCGCAGATGAAGTGCGGCCCCTTACAGACCAAGTCTTTGTGGAGGATGCGGAAACGGTCAAGTACAATATCGCTTTTACCTACTACACACAGACGGGTTCGGGCAAGTCAGCTGCGGAAATCCGGGCGGCGGTAGATGCTGCTGTACAGGAATATGGAAGATGGCAGGTCGCAAAGCTGGGACGGGATATCAACCCCTCTACGCTTATCGGCCTGCTGATGCAGACGGGTGTCAAGCGTGTAGAGCTTACCGAGCCCGTCTTCACCATCCTGCGCGATGATGGCAGGACCGCCCCACAGGTAGCGGAATTGGGCACGGTGACCATCACCAACGGAGGGTATGAGGATGAATGAGCACGGCTTCACCAAAGAGAACCTCCTGCGCTCCCTGCCCATTTCTCTGGCAGGCGATCCGTCTATGGTGGCACTGGCAGAAGCCATAGCCGGATTGCTTGTTCAGCACAGGCAGGAAATAGACAGGCTTTCCATCTACCCCCATATAGAAAAGCTGGATGAAGCCCTGCTGGACATCCTCGCCCATGATTTCAAGGTGGACTGGTGGGACAGCGACTACACCCTGGAGGAAAAGCGCCGCACTCTGCAAAGCAGCTGGCAGGTGCATAAGACCCTGGGGACAAAGGCGGCGGTGGAGACGGCCATCCGGGCCATTTATCCCGCCACCCAGGTAAATGAGTGGTTTGAGTACGGCGGGGAGCCGTACCACTTCAAGCTGAACATCAACATAACCCACGATGATGTAGACGTTGGAAAGCAACGCCGGGTAATGGACCGGCTGGAATATTACAAGAATCTGCGCTCCCATCTGGATGGCGTGGAGTATTTCATGGTAAGCGAAACAGCCCTGGCCTGCGCCGGGGCTGTGCTTTTGAGCAGCAGCCAACGGGCGGCGGTGACGCTCCAGCCGGACGCGCACTGGCCCCGGTCGGAGATCAGGGCCGCCGCTGGCGGTGTGTTTCTGGCAAGCTCCGGGGTATGTTCGGTAGATCTCCCAGCCGTCGAGGCACGGTGGCCGCAGGTGGGATTGGAGGCCCGTTCCGGCGGCGCATTCCTGGCTGCCTCCGGCGTGTGTACAGTAAAACTGCCGCCCATTGAAACCCGCTGGCCCAAAGTGAAGCTGAAAGCACAGGCGGGCGGCGTCCATCTGGGCACTTCTGAAATGTGTTCTGTAAAGTTGCCGCAGATAACCCTGAACTGGCCCCGGGTGAAACTCCCCGGGACAGGCGGCGCGGCCGCACTGGGGCAGCACAGCACCTGCCGGGTGGCGGTAAAGCCCCAAAAACTTTCCTGGCCCCAAAGCAAGGCCACAACCAAATTCGGTGTGTCCGTGCTGGGAGTATATCAAACAATAAAACTATAAGGAGATGATTTCATGGCCTATTGGCAGCAGAGAGCCGTCACGGACATCGGCAATGAGATGCTCAATGACCTGATGGCCGGCCGCAAGCTGACCATTTGCAGCGCCTGGGGCGGCACAGAGGCCGTTCCCGAGGACGAACTGGCCAGACTGACCGATGTGTGCGGGGAACGGCATGAGCTGGGCCTGCTGGGGCTGGAAAAGGCCCCGGAGGGAAAGATGGTCCGGGTGCAGATAAACAATACTGGCATTGAACAGGGGTACCAGCTGCGCCAGATCGGCGTGTATGCCCGTCTGGACGATGAGCCGGAACAGCTGCTGTTCATCCTGCAGGACGAGCATGAGAACGGGATTGAGATCCCCTCGGTGGCGGAGAACCCCAGCTTTGCGCTGGAGGTGCAGGGGCTTATCTACATCACCAACAGCGTGGAGATCAAGGTGAGCCTGGAAGGGAGCAAGGCCATTGTGACCCCGGCCATGCTGGCCCAGCTGGTGGCCGACCACAATGCCGACCCGGACGCCCACCCCGGGCTGATCGACGCCATCAGGCGTGTGTTGGACGCGGCACTGGAGGAAGCCGGGAGCGGCAACCTGGAGCCGGGTACCGAACCACCCGGCCCGGACACTCCCGCCGAACCCGGCCAGCATTACTTTGACGCCGAGGCGAAAAAGGAGTATATCTGCATAGGGCAGGATGAGGATGGAAAATATCTGTGGATGATAACCGGGGCGGGCGTGGACGCCAGCCAGATCCTGTACGATGGCAAACCCCTGACTGCCTTTCTGAAAACCCTGGAGGAATCCGCCAGCACGGACCGGGCCATCCAGAACATCCCCACGCAGTATGGGACGCTGACCTACAACGGCGAGGAACAGGCGCTGGTACTCAACGGCTACGACAGCGCGACCGTGCTTCTGACGGGTATTACAAAGGCCACGGAGGCCGGGGAGTATGAGGCCCTTGCAACGCCCAAACAACCCTATTTCTGGGGCGCTGACGGTTCCAATGACACCAAGGCAATCAAGTGGAAAATCGACCGCCAGCCGGTAGAACTGCCCACCCAAAGTAATGAGCTGGCCTATACCGGGGAGGAACAGGCTCCCACTTGGGACGGTATCCGAGAGGACATAATGACCGTGGCCGGAGATGTCAAAGGTACAGAGGCAGGGGACTACGCTGCCCTTATCACCTTGGACAATAACTACTGCTGGCCGGATGGCAGCTACGGTGAAAGGGAGTTCCCGTGGCAGATTGCCCGGGTTACTCTGGAAGCCGTGCCTTGCCAGAGCGTGGAGAACGTATATACTGGGGCAGAGCAGTCCCCCAGCTGGACTGGTTACGACCCGGACAAGATGACCATGACCGGCCCCACCAGCGCCACAGACGCGGGCGGGTACACGGTGGAAGTCACCCCCGGCCCCAACTACCAGTGGCCTGACGGCACCAGCGGCAAGAAAGAAGTCATGTGGACGATTGCGAAGGCCCCCGGCAGCATTACATTGTCCCAGAGTACGTTAAATCTGAAAGCCTCGGCCATGAGCGCCATTATCGGTGTGACCCGGCCCGGGGACGGTGTGATAACGGCCACCTCCAGCAATGCGGCTGTGGCTACGGTCACGGTAAGCGGAGAACGTATCACGGTACAGGCTAAAACCAAAGGCAATGCCACTATCACAATCAGCGTGGCAGAAGGCACGAACCACACGGCCCCGGAGAGCAAGCAGGTGCCGGTGACAGTTACCCTGCCCACCACTACGATGGAGGATAACAGCTGGGATGTGATCGCGGATGTAGGCGCGGCCGGGAATGCGGCAAACTTCTGGAGCGTGGGCGACAGCAAGGATGTGGTCATAAACGGTACCGTGGGGAGCTTCACATTCTCCAATCTGACGGTTAAGGCGTTCATCATCGGCATCAACCACAACAGCGCCCGCGAGGGTAACGGTGTACATTTCCTGCTGGGCAAAATTGGTACGGCGGAGATCGCGCTGTGCGACAGCAAGTATAATAATCAAAGCACGACTGGCAACTTTGTCATGAACACCAGCAATACCAACAATGGCGGCTGGCGGGATTGCTATATGCGCAAGACGCTGCTCAACGGCAGCAGCAACAGCCTGTTGCAAGCCCTGCCCGCGGCCTTGCAGAGCGCCATAAAGGCTATCAGTAAATATACGGACGCAGGGAGTGGCAGCGACCATAATACGGCTTCGAACGTAGTAGCCACCCAAGATAAGCTGTTCCTATTGTCGGAGTTTGAGGTGTTCGGTACAAGGAACTACGCTAATAGCGCAGAACAAACATACCAGCAGCAGTATGACTACTTCAAGGCTGGTAACTCAAAGATTGCAAATCGACACACCGCAGTCTCGACTGCGGTGTGGTGGTGGCTGCGTTCGCCCTATTACGGTAACAATAGCTACTTCTGTATTGTCAACGGCGACGGCGCCTATAGCAGCAACGGTGCTTACTCCTCGGC